GCGTTATCACGCGAAGATTGGGTGCACTTATACGGGCTAACAAATATATATGTGTATGTTGACATAAACGGAGAAGATGATGAAAACGCAATGGGGCTGGTGGAAAAAAGCGATATTATACAATAAAACAGTTAGTGATGTTTACGAAAGCAGATGGGTGTGGTATCATACAATATTGGTAGTTGAACTGTTTATAATTATTCTTATACAATTGTTAATACTGGTGAAGATATGAAACATTTAGCTACTTGTTTCTGTATATACTTTATAAGTTGTATAGTTACGGCGTGGATATTGATAGTAATATCAAGTGTGTGGGGTTTATATATACTTATTAAAGGTGTGTGAATAATGCAAGTTAAATACGTAAACCATATGGGCAATGATCTGTCTGTAGTTAATGCTGCTCGTGTATCATTTGGAAAACGTTCTATCGAAGTAGGATATGACCAGATTGAAATTGACGGGTATCAGCGTACAGTTCCCCACGTATGCAGTAAGGATGAAAAGTTACTTATATATTTAGCACAACATAATCATTGGACACCTTTTGCACACACTGCAATAACTTTCCACATTAAAGCACCGTTGTTTGTCGCGCGACAGTTAAGCAAACATCAGGTAGGTTTAGTGTGGAATGAAATTAGTCGCAGGTACGTAGATAGTGAACCAACTTTTTTTACTCCTGATAATAACATGTGGCGAATGCGGGCGGATGATAAGAAACAAGGTTCATCTGAGAAAACTGTACGTTATAATATAAGTGCCGCACATAAATTTGCTTTACAATGTTATACAATTATGTTACGTTCTGGAATAGCGCCAGAAATGGCGCGTATGGTGTTACCTCAGTCCGTGTATACAGAATGGTATTGGACAGGAAACTTAAGCGCATTTAATCGTGTGTGTGAATTGCGATTAAAATCAGATACACAGTTGGAAACAAGAAAGGTGGTCAACATGATTAGTGAAAGATGTAACAAATTATTCCCCGTATGTTGGAAGGCATTGATGAAATGACCAATAAACTATGAACACATTAGAAAAATTAAAGCTACTTAAAGAGAAGCTTCGTTCTAAAGGAAAGCCTATAAATAAGGAGGATATTGTAAATAATTTGAAGCAAGTGTACGATCCTGAGATGTTGGAGATTAGTGTATATGAATTAGGTTTAATATATAATATAGACACAGATGAAAAGGAAGGTATTGTTGAACTTACTCATACCCTGACGAGTGCCTTCTGTCCGTATGCGGATGAAATTATTCATGCCATACATAAGGCATGTGAAGTAGAGAATGTTAACTCAGTTAATATCATAACAACCTTTGATCCTCCTTTTACTATGGAAATGGTTCCAGAAGAAACACGTTTAATGTTAGGATGGTAATATGGTTGATTTTGATGATGGCAACGGCCTCGTAACCGCTCATAAACATACTAACGGCGGGGGTTGGGTATCTGATAGTGCATCTGTAGATGAGAGGGTATATGTTGGTCCTAATGCTAGAGTATATGGAGATGCTCAGGTATATGGAGATGCTCAGGTATATGGCAATGTAGAGGTATTTGGGGATGCTAGGGTGTTTGGGGATACTATGATATCTGGGAATGCTCAGGTATATGAAAATGCTGAGATATTTGGATGTGCTAAGGTATACGGATATGCTAAGGTATACGGATATGCTAAGGTAACTGGAAATGCTAAGGTATGTGGAGATGCTAAAGTATATGGAAATGCTTTGGTAACTGGAAATGATTTGGTATATGGAGAAGTAAAATGAATAACAAAACAGAAATTAGCCGAATTATTATACAAAATGAAATCCTTTGTAAAAAATGTGATGACGTAATATACTCTGCGCATCGCCATGATTTTAAATACTGTAAATGTGGCTCTGTGGCGGTAGATGGCGGCACGGACTATTTGCGTCGTGTTGGTAACTTAGATGAATACGTTGAAAGATCAATGAGTATGGATGCAGACGCATTATGTGAGTGCCAAGAAGCACTACATTTGGAACAGGATACAGAGAGAAATGATTTAGGAACTGTGTTAGCTATTATTCGTGTATTGCGTCAATATGATATGCTAGACATGAGTAAGTTTTAGTCGTAATAGAGGAGATTACTCTTATGAGTAGTTATCATGATAACATAAATATTATGGGCACGAAAGAAATACTGAAGAAGAATGTGTACGATCTACAGGAGCAGTTGGTTTCATCACATAAGAGAATAATCACATTACTAAGTACAGTTGATGAGTTAAAAAAGGTAGTGGGAGATATAGATTATTATCTTAAGGGGATTAAAATTTATACTGATGATATTTCTAACTTACTTAACAAAAATAGTGATACATAAACTACACATATTAAACAGGGGGGGGTATAATATATGATGGATTGGTCAAGGGAATTATTAAAGAGTTGGAAGTCTCAACAAGATATTAAAAAGGATATACTAGACTGTTTGTCATGTGGCTGTCCCATTACAAAGAAGGACTTTGATGAGTATAATAAGATGTGCTCTTGGTGTTACTCACAAGTTTTACTTGAAATAGATTAAGGGGAGTATATTATAAATTAAAACTATAATAATAGTATCATTGTTAGTACTTGTTCTGTATGGTATATTGATAAATTGGCGTCCATTTATGACTGGGCCTTTATTTAATTATGACTGTTGTACATGGACATTAGTAAAGGAAAAATAAAACATGATACGGATTCAAATAGTAGATAATAATATTTCTGGTATAGAGTTTTTAAATGCTGTGTCGGAAGATAAAGATGAGTTAATCTTCTGGATAAAGAGCTACAAAAAAATGTGGTACGGATATTCTCCTATTGTAACCGAACTACGTTTGGATGATAAATTAGAACAGTGGGTGTGTACCGCTTCACGGTGGACTAGTTGTGATTAGCTACTTGTGTTAAAAATACAAAAAAAGGAGACATAATAAGTAATGAAGGAAACAAGTATTAGAGAGTACGACGGTAAGTTGGTAACGTGGGAGTATAAGTTCATGCCAGAACTTGTTACTAATTATAAACGTATACGTAAAAAAGAATATTGTACTCCGTATTTTTGGGTTATCACTGATGTAAAGGATAATAAATAATGAATATAAAACAACACTCTGAAGTTATTGCTGAAGAAATTAAGCATATACAATTACCAGATAATACAGTCACTCGATTAAAGCGAAAAACTGTTGTTGAGTACCTAACAAATCGTCTTGAAAGTTTAGAACGTGAATCTAACAATATTCAGGAAGCAGAGGCACTTATTCTTAAAGCTTCTCAGGATAAGTTATATAACCATGATTCGGAGAACCACATAAAAAAGACGGTACACAATAAACGAAAGGATACTGATGTGTACGATCTTGAAAAAAATATACCTAATACGTAAAATAGTATGAATATCAGTAAACTGTCAGATAACATAGACGCTATAGAATTGCTTATTAAGAAATTCACAGATCGTGAGTTGACATACACGGAAACTTGTGATAAATTGAATGAATTAGGTCATTCAAAAAATGATGCTCAATCAATTCTAGACAAAATAGCAGGTACCCCTAAAAATGGACTTAATCGTTGATATAGAAACGGACAAGTTAGACGCACAAACCATTTGGGTAGTAGCAACAAAGGATGTACAAACAGATGAAATACGAACTTTTACCAGACCTGTGGAATTCAACACTTATATTCGAAATTATGACACACTCATTGGACACAATTTTCTTTCGTTTGACGCTCCAATTCTGAACCGATTATGGAATTCTAAAATAGGTGTAAGAAGAGTATGTGATACTCTAGTCATGTCCACTCTGTTCAACCCGATGCGAACTGGTGGACATTCACTAAAAAATCTTTCGCTTCTTTCAGGTACGCAAAAATTGGAGTTCAGCGATTTTAGCGAGTACTCCGATGATATGCTGAAGTACTGTATTAACGATGTAGAGGTTACACATTCGGTTTACCGTTATCTTAATATGTATGAAGGTTCTGGATTTTCTAAACAGTCCATATTACTGGAACATGATATACGTCATGTAATTAACAAACAACAAAATCACGGGTTTCTTCTTGACGTTCCTATGGCAATGGGTTTGCTAAATGAGATACGTACAATTAATGATGATACCGAAAAGCAAATATACGCATATTTTAAGCCGAAAGTTCGTTGTGTTCGAGATGTTAAAGTTAGACACAAAAAGGATGGTAGTGTATCTAAAGTAGGTTTAAGGCATATTGACAACATGTCTCAATTAGGTGGAGACCACACCATTATACGATACGAGGAATTTAACTTAGGTTCACCTAAACAGATTGTTGAGCGAATGAATGAATACGGGTGGAAGCCGGTCGAGTTTACACCAAAGGGCGCAGCTAAAGTTAGTGATGCTAACTTAGCTACACTTCCCAGTACCGCGCCGGATGCTGTAAAGAAATTGGTAGAGTGGAAAACGTTAGAGACGCGTTGGAAGACTATTGATAGCTGGTTAGACGCCGCAGAAGTAGACAATCGTGTTCACGGTCGCGTATTCACCATGGGTGCCGTTACGGGCCGTATGACACACTCTAATCCGAATATGGCTAACATTGTATCAACACGTAAGAAGTACGGTAAAGAATCGCGGATGTGCTTCACATCTTCAAGTAATTATGTTCTTGTAGATACAGACGCATCTGGTTTAGAATTGCGCATGTTGGCCCATTATATGAATAATAGCGAATTTACCGATGAGGTTGTATCCGGCGATCCACACACGGCAAATATGAAGGCTGCTGGGTTATCATCACGAGATGAAGCAAAGACGTTTATATACGCTTTCATGTACGGGGCAGGTGTCGAGAAAATTGGCTCCATTGTTGGAGGTGGCGCGAAGCGAGGCCGTGAACTAAAAAATACGTTCTTAGCGAATATGCCTGATTTGAAAAATTTGCAAAAGAAAGTGGTTGACAAGGCGGATACACTTGGTTATATTAACGGACTAGACGGTAGACGCTTGTTCATTCGTTATTCACATGCGGCTCTAAATACGCTTTTACAGGGTGCTGGAGCTATCGTATGTAAGAAGTGGGCAGTATTAATTGATACGTATATTAGAAAGGAGAAATTAGATGCGCACCTTGTATGTAGTATACACGATCAGTACGTATACGAAGTGCATACAAACGATGTAGAATCGTTTAAGTTGGTGTGCTATAAGTCAATAAGTGAGGCTGGTAAAATTTTAAAAGTACGATGCCCACTTACGTGTGAAGTAGGAGTTGGTAAAACGTGGTTTGATGCAAATCACTAGTAATGAGTAGAATATATCAGAGCAGCATAATGCTGAAGAATATTTAAAAAGGAGCTAAATATTATGATTGTACGCGGTACTGCTATGTGGGCGTCTGTTTTCGATGGACACCCAAATTCGCTTTCGGGAAAGTATCAAATTGATATTTGTAATCTTGAGGACGAAGTAGTAACTGAGTTGAAGGAGTCTGGAGTTACGGTTAAAACTGACGAACATAAGGGAATGTTTGTCACGGCAAAGGGAAAGTATCCACCAAAGGTAATGGATTCGGCAAAGACCCTGTGGGACAAGGATGACCGTGGAGTTATTGGTAACGGTTCTACTGTCAAGGCGTCGTGTCGTCCGTACCCTTGGACGTTCAAAGGTACCTCTGGAATGGGCTTAGGTCTTAATCAGTTGATGGTTCTTAAACACGTAATGTACGAGGAGGATTTGGAAGCAGAAGACACGGATTTTGACGATGAAGTTGTTATCTAAGTAGTTAACTTGTCGTTACATGTAACACGGTCAACGATGAGGGGGTGCGGTTACAAATTGGGAGTCGCACATAAGGTAGCGCGGTGAGGGTTGGGCCGCATTACAATAATACGCATACAAGGACGTGTTCACATCCTAACATAAAAAATTAAAATGGAGATGTACATATATTATGACAATGAAAGTTGATAATATTGTAGAAGACATATATAAGTGTGTTGACGATGGCGCAGAAATATGCGAAGATGATATGGAGTTTTTCCTTAATTTTCTGCGTTCAGAGTTAACTACATTTCTTAATCCGGAAGAGCGGGAGGAAAGGAAGCCGGGTCTTCGTATGTCTAATATCGGACGTGATAAACGAAAGTTGTGGTACGATTTTTATCACCCTGTCCCGTATAAACTTCGTCCTGAACAGCGTATCAAATTCTTTTACGGTCACATGTTAGAGGCGTTCCTGTTGTTTATGTGTAAAGTGTCTGGACACGACGTACGAGATATGCAGAGAGAGGTTAAGTTGAACGGTGTTACGGGGCATATTGATGCCATTATTGATGATGTTGTTGTTGACGTAAAGAGTGCGTCTTCGTACGGTTTCCGCAAATTTTCTCGTGCAGAGTTATTCAGCAACGATCCATTTGGATACATTGCGCAGATATCAGGATATATTCAGGCGTTAGATAACGAAGAAAGTATGGAGCGTGGAGGTTTTCTTGCTATTGATAAGCAGTACGGAACACTTGCGTTTCTTCCTATTGAAGAAATGGATACAATTGACGCGTCAAAGCGTATTGATGAACTTCGCGATGTTATCGCGTCCAAAGACGTAGTGCCGGAAAGGTGTCACGCTATAAAGATGGAGGATAATGGAAACGAACGCTTGTGTACTGACTGTAGCTGGTGTGATCACAAGCACAGGTGTTGGAGTGACTCAAATGATGGTGACGGATTACGTACCTTTAAATATAGCACAGGATATCATTATTTAACACGTGTTGTAAAGGAACCTCGCGTTGAAGAATTACTATGAGTCGGTTCATCAGCCGTGCCCAGATTGTGGAAGTAGTGATGCTCTTGCTAAGTACGCGGATGGTAACACGTACTGTTTTTCGTGTCAGAAGCGGATTAGTGGAGGGTCAGTACACGTAATGAGCAATTCAATTCAAATAAAAAAATCAGATATTACATCTGTCAAGGTAGGTAACGAAACAGATATTCCTAATCGTAAAATAACTAAAAGTACGTGTAAAACGTACGGAGTTACCCGTGGCGTTAAGGCTCTGTATTTTCCGTATTATGACGTGGATCGTAATCATATCGCCAATAAGGTACGCTCTACAAATGCAAAAAAATTTGTAGCACAAGGTCGTCTTTCTGATTCAACATTGTTTGGGCAGAATTTATTTAGCGGTGGAAAGTACGTCACTATTACGGAAGGAGAGATAGACGCACTTTCATGTTACCAGATACTAGGTAGTAAGTGGCCTGTGGTATCTATTAAGTCGGGGGCGCAATCTGCCGTGCGAGACGTTACGGAAAATTATGATTACCTGAATCAATTTGATAACATTATAATATGTTTTGATAACGACGAACACGGCAGAAAGGCGTCACGTGAAGTTGCTGAGTTGTTGGCTCCAAAAGCGAAGATTATGAACTTAAATCTTAAGGACTCTAACGAGTATTTAGTTGAAGGTATGCAACAAGAATTTATTCGCTTGTGGTGGGAAGCGGAATGTTACACACCCGATGGTATCTTAGCTGGCGTAGACATGTGGGAGAAAATCAAGGTAGGTCCACCAGAAAGCGCCGTTAAGTATCCGTACACCGGTTTAAATAAGCTTACGTACGGTATTCGTATGGGTGAGTTAATCACGGTTGCGTCCGGTTCCGGTTTGGGTAAATCTTCTTTTCTGCGCGAGATTGTGTATCACATTCTTTCGAAAACAGATCAGAACGTCGGTTTATTATTCCTTGAGGAAAGTGTTCGTCGTACGGCACAGGCTATCATAGGTCTTGATATGAATAAACCGATACATCTTCCGGATGTCGAATATACAGAGGAAGAGTTGCAAACCGGTTTTGATAATACGCTCGGTAAAAATCGCCTATTTTTCTACGATCACTTCGGAAGCAATGCAATTAACAACATCATAAGCCGTATACGATATATGGTTCGTGCGCAGAAATGCAAATACATCTTTCTTGACCATATTAGTATTCTTGTATCTGATCAATCAAATATGGATGAGCGTAAGGCGTTAGATGAGATTATGACAAAACTGCGCACTCTTGTTCAGGAACTGGATATCTGTATGTTCGTAGCGTCTCATTTGAAACGCGTAGATTACGGTCACGAGGAAGGAGGTGTTACAAAGTTACATCAGCTACGCGGTTCAGGTTCTATCGGGCAATTATCAGATATTGTAATCGGACTTGAACGGGACGGTCAAGCAGTCGATTTGCGAGAAAGGCACACCACAACTATTCGAGTGATAAAGAACCGTTTTAGTGGCTTGACAGGGCCAACCAGTATGTTACTATACGATTTGGTATCTGGGCGTTTGTCTGAGATTGGTCCCGATGGTGGCGATGATTTAAGTTCAGAGAGTTTCTAGAATGGGGGATCGGTAGGGTGGGTGGGTATTAAATAATATGATTATATATCAACGAAGAGTGTACCCAGAGGATTTACGTGAAAATATTGATGTGTATTATTTATTCTCGGATAATGACAGAGGTTCAGGATACTACAATTTCAGAGAGTACACTAACTTTATCGGGGTGCGTATAAAAAAGGATGCACACAATTTTGATACGTCATACTGGTCTGATACAACGTATGAAGATAATGTTACTAAAATTAGTTCCGATGTTAAGTACATTCAGAAGGAGGTACTCAAAATAGGAAAGATACTTGTGTATAGTGAACAATTGTTCTCATTTGATATAGGGGAATACACGAATTGTAGTCCTAAAACAGCTTTGTATGTACAGTCTAGTATAACTTCTCTTTTACACACAAAGGCAACATTAACGTGGGCATAATAAGTGGGCTCGACGTAAGCAATAAAGTATTTCTTGATTCACAAAGAAAAGGAGTTGAATTAGGCCCTATACATAATTCTATAACACGTGGTGCAGGTAATCTTGCTGGATTTATAGGTGAGTATCTTGCACAGAGCATATACGGGGGAGTCTTAGATAATACGTACGCGTACGATCTTAAGTTACCAGATGGTCGTCGTATGGACGTTAAAACTAAGATAACAAGTGTAGAACCAAAAATGGATTATATGTGTACTGTATCGGCTTTCCAAATTGACTATGATTGTGATGGATACATTTTTACTCGTGTGTTAAATTCGTACTCTATCTGTTGGGTTTTAGGACATATTAGTAAGACACTTTTTTTAGATAAAAGTACATTTCATAAGAAGGGAACACGTGATAAGGATACAACGTTCATCTACAGAGCAGACAGTTACGATGTTCCTATATCTGTGTTGGATAACGTATATTGAAATACCGTAGTAACTTAGAGCGTAATATAGTAAGAGTTCTTGAAAGGTATAACGTTCCGTTTGAATATGAGCGTGACAGATTGAAATACCAACCGAAAATGCGCACTTACATACCTGATTTTTACGTACCTAATGGTAATTTTTATATAGAGGGAAAGGGGTTTTTTCATACTGCGGATGAACGAACACGTCATTTACTTATACGTGAGCAGTTAGGTGTGGATGTTAAATTTGTATTTGGAAACCCTAATTTATATATTGGAAAAGGTTCAAAAACTACGTATGGAGATTGGTGTGATAGGTACGGTTTCGATTATTCCGGTTTAGATATTCCTAAAAAATGGTTCTCATATAAAAAAAGGAGTAATAAAAAGTGATGAAGATACATGAAGATTTTGAAGATGAAATTAATAGCCCTTCTCATTATAATACAGGTTCAGTGGAGACTATTGATTTTATACGCGAAGGAATGAGTTATAGTGAATTTATAGGGTATTTAAAAGGTAATATTCTTAAGTACATTTGCAGATATCGCCATAAGAATAAGGAAGACCCAGTTAAGGATTTGATGAAAGCAAAATGGTACATAGAGAAACTTATCAATACAATGAGGGGAGTAAATGATGCATAGTAGTACAGTAGAAAGTAAACTGTATCGTTTTCATAATGCGTTTGATAAACCAACTTGTTATACGTATCCCAGTAAACATACTGTTAACAAGCTGAAAACACTTCGCATAAAACTTATAAATGAAGAATATGAGGAAGTTATAGAGGCCATTGAAAAAGGAAATCCAGATGAAGTTCTTAAAGAATTGTGTGATTTGGTGTACGTCTGCGTTGGGTTCGCTGTTACTTATGGCTGGTCTTTTGATACTGCATTTAGTAGAGTACACGATTCAAACATGTCTAAGTTGGGTGAAAAGGGTAAACCAATATACAGAGAAGATGGCAAAGTTTCTAAGTCAAGTACATACTTCCCTCCGCTATTAAAGGATTTGGTGTGATGCTCGAAGATTTGTATACCTCTCCTAATGATTTTATTATACACATATCTCCTATCTTTTTAAAAGAGGGTGAATGGTCTGGTCAGGTAGAAATTGATATAGCATATGACGAGGATAATACTCTGAATAAGGAGAATTTCGAAATTCTTTTTACTCTGACGAATTTGATATGCTCGTCAGTTCCTTTCTTTTCGCAACATCCAGAAATTATGTCATTAGCTAAAAGTTATCTTGATAAGAGTCAAAAACATAAGGAAGAAGGTAACAGCATAGCGGATATATTACACCAAAGATTTGATAAAGATACTTTAGTTAAGGGAAATTTTACTAAGAATAGTAATGTCATTCATATGAATTT